GTCAGCTGCTGATGCAAACCGACATCGCCCAAGCGTATTTCACAGGCGACCAGTCCAGCGTCATTCGCACAGGTAAAATCGGTATGTTGGATCGCTTTACCGTTTACGTGAGCAACCTGCTGCCAAAAGGGCAAGCGGCTAAAGCTCTCGTCCCCGGTCTGTCTGCTACTAGCACAGGCGCATCAGTGACTAACGCCAAGGCCCGACGCATGATGGTCGCTGGTACAAACACTGCGTGTTCGTTTGCTTCGCAAATCTCTAAGACAGAGCCTCTGCGTAATCAGACAGACTTCGGCGACATCGTTCGCGGCCTTGCAGTATATGGGCGCAAGGTTGTTAAGCCTGAAGCTCTGTGTACCGCTTTGGTCGGCTCAGCCAGCTAAAACGCCTAAGGGGGGAGGTTTTCTTCCCCCCCAAACTACTTATTTTAGGAGTTTATCGTGGCTACTGTAAAAGTAATCGACATTATTGAGCGTGTAGAACACGTCTTGCAGGACACAAGTATTCGCTGGCCTCGCACCGAACTTCAAAGCTGGATAAATGAATCATATCTGGCCATTACGCTACTGCGACCTGACGCCAATGCTAAGACTGGTACATTCACCTGTGCTGCTGGCTCTCGGCAAGTTCTTAATGTGCAGTTTAGCTCAGGCTTGCAGCTTTTAGATGTTACGCGAAACCTTGCTACCGCATCTACAAAACGGGCGGTACGCTTAGTCTCTCGCGCAGTGTTGGACGACCAGCGACCCGCGTGGCACTCCGAAACAGGCACCGTGAACATACAGCACTACATGTATGATCCGCGCCAACCCAAAGAGTTTTTTGTCTACCCGCCAGCTACAACAGCGGCTCAAGTTGAAGTTGTTTATGCGGATGCTCCCAGTGCGCACGCTCTGACCGAAAGCCAACTTGATCCTGCTGCCGGTTCGCCAAACACAACTGTTATAAACCTCGACGACATCTACATGTCACCGATGATCGACTGGGTACTGTATCGCGCCTACTCTAAGGACGCGGAATACGGGGCGAACGAACAGCGTGCCCAAGCATCGTACGGGGCGTTTAATGCTGCTATAGGCGCTAAATCGCAGACGGATTCGGTTGTAACGCCGAAGATCGCCACATCGGTGACATAAAATGGCTGTCGTGTGGGAAACGTTTTACCCCTACGTCCAGCCCTACTTACCGGGTTGTCCTGAGGTTGTGATTGAGGCGCACCTAAAAGAAGCCACCGCGGATTTTCTTGCGCGTAGTGAAATATGGCGCTTCGACATCGACAAAGATTTCACAACTGCCTCTGAAAAAGACTACGAGCTGGACACCCCGACTGCTGCGGTCTTGGAAAACATATACGACTTGGTCCTCGACGATCAGCCGTTGGCACGCGTGAGCGACCGCCACATAAACGGCACTCGGTTCACCACTAACGGAAGGCCGAGGTACTACAGTATCTACCAAGACACTTCGATTAGGCTGTATCCAACACCCGACCAGAAATACACTTTTCATGGGGTGGGCGTTTTAAAGTCTAGTCTGGCTGCTACGGGTGTTGAGGATTGGGTTTACGAAACCCACGGTCGCTGCATTTCATACGGCGCTGTCTCCCGTTTGGCCGAAATTCCCGGCAAGGAGTGGTACAACCCCGAGCTTGCTAGCTACTACCGCAGTAAATTTGACATGGAAGCGGATATGGCAAAATCCCGCGATTACCGTCGCGTGAACCTGCGTGTGGGTAGTCAAAACTTTGACGGCGTTCGGAGGTATTGATGGCTGAAACTTACAAATACGTGCAGGGCGACACCGGACCTCAAATTCAAGTCACGGTAACTAGCGCAGACGGCGCAGCGGCTAATTTAACGGGCGGATCGGTAACACTGCATTTTAGGGCTGCGGGAACAACAACTGTTTTGTTTTCTCGGGCGTTGGCTTTTTCGGACGCAACTAACGGTAAAGCCGTTTTGCAGTGGCAGACAGGCGACTTAGATGTCGAAGCCGGGAATTACGAAGGTGAATTAGAAACGGTTCTGTCTTCTGGCCTGCGTGAAACGCGATACGAACTGCTCAAGTTTAAAATCCGCGAGGATTTTGCATGACAACCTCCACGGCCCAAAAACTTCTTTATGCGGTCACGGCCCAAAAACTTCTTTATGCGGTTAAAACCCTTGGTGTCGCCGAGGGCGTAAGTTTGGTCGCAGATAATTTAGGGTTTTCCCTGAGCCAAGGCCAGTTCATGGCAATTTTTGACTTGTTTGAAAACCCGCAAACTACCGATGCACAAGTATTCGCCTTTTTCAAAACTCTGATCGACAGCTCGACCGTCGCAGACGCCGCTGCGTTTTCTTTTGCTCGGACTCGGGCGGAAATAACTACAACCGCCGACGAACAAATTTTAGCGGTCTTCAAGTTGTTACTTGATGCAGCTTCGGCCACGGACGCTCCAGCCAAAACTTTTGGTACAGCCCGTGCTGACGCAGCGACTGCGGCGGACGATCAACTAAACCATCTTAACAAACATGCTGTAGATACGGTTAACGCAACTGACGATGTCGATGCAGAAGCCTCTATTCTCGACGATCAGGAGATGCAGTTTGTCAAAGCTCGTTCTGATACGGCGGCGGCAACTGAAAGTTTGAGCAGACAAGTAGGGTATAATCGCACCCCCGCAGACGCTGCTTCGGCGATTGATCTAGCGAGCCTAGCCGCTGAAAAGTTTTTTTCAGACGTTGGGGATATTTCAGACGCGGTCTTGGCGGCTCAGGGTAAAGGTCTTTCAAGCTCGGCGGGTGCTAATGACACATTTGTGCACCAAAGCGTTTTTTCGCGGCCTTTGACCGACGATGGAGTTATTTCAGATACCCACGCAGTAACGCAAAGCAAGGCAGTCTCGAACGCAACCTCGGTTTCAGACAATGTTTTGCTGGCAAAAAGTAAAGACCTTACGGACGCAGCGGACGCCACGGAGAACAATATCTTTTCGGTTGGTAAAGGGTTGTCAAACTCTGCGGGGGCTACGGACACGTTCACGTCCCAGCGAGCGTCTTCTCGCTCATTTACGGACGCAGCGGACGCCGCGGAAAACAATATCTTTTCGATTGGTAAAGGGTTGTCAAACTCTGCGGACGCCACGGAGAACAATATCTTTTCGATTGGTAAAGGGTTGTCAAACTCTGCGGACGCCACGGAGAACAATATCTTTTCGGTCGGTAAAGGGTTGTCAAACTCTGCGGGGGCTACGGACACGTTTACGTCTCAGCAGGCGTTTTCTCGCTCTTTTACGGACACGGCTTACGCAACTGACGACATCGACGGTGCAGCTTCCATCCTTGACGACCAGGAGATGCAGTTTGTCAAAGCTCGTACAGACATAGCGTCTGTAACAGACAGTGTACTTGTTTTGAGGACCGTTAATCAATTTCACACTGAAACACCCTCGGCTACCGACGCAGGGTCTCTACGGAGTCAGGGTTTTGCTGACTTTACTTACTTTGCGGAAGACTTCGTCGGTGCTTCCCAAACTTTCACCTAGGAGATCGTCATGATCCATGAAAACTTAAAGCTATCCGGTCAGCTTAACATCGTCCTAAAGGACAAGGCCGGGAACGTAAAAGACACTAGAGAAGTAAAAAACCTCGTTGTTGACGCGGGGCTAGTGTTTATTGCCAGCCGTATGACCGGCACGTCTAAGGCTGTTATGAGCCACATGGCGTTGGGGTCTAGCACTACAGCCGCAGCGGCAGGGCAAACGGCGCTAGTTAGCCAGCTAGGCTCACGCGAAAGTCTGGATTCAACAACGCTTACTGGTTCCAATAAGGCTGTCGCGTACGTGTCATCGTTCGAAGCAGGGGACGCCACAGGTGCAGTGACAGAGGCTGGTATTTTTAACGCATCTAGCGGCGGCGATATGCTCTGCCGTACAGTGTTTAGCGTCGTTAACAAAGGCGCAGATGACACCATGTCCATTACGTGGACAGTAACACTCGCAGCATCTTAATTTAGTACGGGGGGCGGCTTATGGCTACCATAGTAACACGATCAGGCAAAGGCTCCCCTCTTACTAACACTGAGGTGGACACTAATTTTACCAACCTCAACAACGACAAACTAGAAACTAGCGCAGCCTACAGCCACCCCACAGGCAACGGCAATAACCACATTCCCAGCGATGGCTCGTCTGGGCAAATACTTGGGTACGCCAGCGCAGGAACAGCACAGTGGCAAGCGGCCCCCAGTAGCGACCTAGTTGACGACACCAGCCCTCAACTTGGTGGGAACCTTGACGGTAACGGAAAAAATATTCTACTCGGTTTTGACCCAACTCCTGATTTTGATGTGGATGTGAGCGGAACAGTTAATACCGCAGACGCTTTAGACTACATGAAAATTGCACAAGGTATTGATGACAACGAGTTCGACCATCTGCTTGGTGTTGAAGCACCTTGGACTGATACAACAATTAAACATGAATATAAGATCATTAAAGGAAGTTCAACCGGTGCGATGAGAGCAGCTTCTGGTGTATCTGGTACTGACTATGGTGATTTAATTGTGTTTGGTAACGTCCACTCAGACGGCACAAACTGGAATATAACCACAGGTATGACTATTGACGGTGGGGACTTGCGGCTTATTGCCCAAGGAGAAGATGACCACAGCACGACAGGCGAAGCGTCCTTTACTATAGATGCCACAGATGTGGTTGTTACAGGCACCGTTGATGGGCGGGATATTGCCGCAAATATACCCTCAAGTTTAGGTTCGGCGGGTCAGGTTCTCACAGTCAATAGTGGCGGGAGTGCCGCTGAATGGGGCAAAGCTATTGCCGTGGTAACTGCTCTCCC